TTTCGATTCCGATTCGTTTGTCGGCTTGGTTTTTCTTTTTTCGGGCTAGGTGTTCGGCGCCGCGTCGGGCGTTGCATTTAGCGCAGGAAGGCACCCAGTTGTCTTGGTCTGTTGGGTCAATTCCCCGGTCGACTTCGATCTTGTGATCTACCTGGGTCGCTTTTGCTCGGCGGCACCAGTGGCATACGTCGTGCGCTGCGAGGAACTCGAGTCGGGCCGCCTTGTAGGCCGCCGTATCGAGGTCGGGCCGCCTGTGTTTACCCACGGCTTATTCCGTCGCCTTTGCAGTCTGGGCAGAATGACGGTTGTCCCATGAAGCCTTCTGCAATCCAGCCGTTGCCGTAGCAATATCCACATAGTTTAGGTTCACTACCTAACACACTCTCTGATTCTTTATCAGTATTTAGTAATAGTTCTTCTTTAGACGCCTGGTTATCCGTCGTCGGTTTTTCAGGCGTCGGTTCGGTTGGTTTTCCACTGATTTTCCCCAGGATGTTGACATAGCGGGGGGCGTCGTGGAAGTGCAGTTCCGTTGCGTATGTCCCGTCTTCGTTTCGGGCTTTGACCCGTCGTGCGTATCCTGCGGCAATCAGTTCGTTGATCGCGGTTCGCAGTGCGTCGCGGCCTTCGAGGCCTTGCCGGGCCAGTGTGGTTGCGTTTGTGCGCCAGTTGTCGGGCATTGATAGGACGTATGCCAGGACGCCTCGGGCACGGTAGGACAGATGCGGGTCACGCAGCGCCCTATTGGGCAGGATCGTGAAGTCGCGTTCAATTCTTGGGCTTCGGACGATAGTCATAGTCGGGGCTTCCTTTCAGGGTTGTGATCTTGCGTAGTTGTGTTCTGCCGACCCGCCAGGCCGCTTGGTAGCCGCCGGGGTTCCATTGGTGTTGGGGTTGCCGTACTTCCCAGCCGTAAGCCCAACCCCAAATGATTGCGTATGGGTCGTCGATCTGGATAAAGACGTATTTGCGGTCGGTGTGGTCGCTTTCTCGGATGATTAGGCCGCCTGACGGGTGCGCGGTGGCCCGTATTTCTACGTTTCCGTCGTCGGGTATGTCGTGGAATTCGTTTAGTGGGCTGTGGTACAGCCGCCCGTTATGGTGCGCCCATACGATTTCGCCGAGCGCCCCGATGATTTCGTCTTGGAATCGTTCCGGGTTGGATCGCCAATGATTCGAAATTTTCAGGCCGAGGCGGCGTGATTCCTGTTGCCGGATAGTGGCGACCTGGTATGCCAACCGTTTTTCGCCGTCAGTTATTTGATGCTTGTGCACGGTTCCCCTTTCGTGCAATTCTGATTGGTTCCCATTCGGTGCATGTCAAGCCCTGTTCGTGGATTGCGTCCAGGTCTAAAACACAGATTTGGGCTATCCAGCGGTAAAACTCGCAACTGCGGCATTCGTGGTTGTCAAGCGGGTTTTTCGACACCGAGAAACCGCCTTTGGATGAAGGGCCAATCATCGGGCCGCCAGACGTAACATTCGGCCCCGGTCGCGTCGATCGTGCGTAGCCAATCGATCTGGTCGTCCTCGAGGCGGCCTTTTTGGGCTTTGAGTTCGGCGAAGATAAGGCCGCGTTCCTTGTGGGCCAGTACCAAGTCAGGAAACCCGGTGTGGCCTTGAACGTGGGTCATCCAACGCCCGTTCGCGGTCATGCCTGGCCGAACGTGATGCACTTTCCAGCCGTACAGGATCGCCATTGCGATCACCTGGTCTTGAAATTGTCGTTCGTTCACGGTGTCTCCGGCGGCGTTGCCATTTTTAGCCATTTGTCGCGGCTTACGGGTTCGATCGGGGCGCCGTCGCGTCCAGCCGATTCGAGATAGGCCGCCAACCAAACTGCGGTCAGTTTGTGTTTGAGAAGTTCGCGCTCGAGCGTGTCAATTCGGTTATAGGCGTCGGATAGTTGTTCGCCGCATCGGCTTAGTAGACGGCGTTGCACGTCTTGTAGGTTGCCGGATACGGGTTCCAGGATCGCGTCGACGACTTGTCGGGTTGCTTCCAGTTGCGGGTCATTCATAACGGTTTTCCTTTCGTGCGCGGCGTTGTGCTCGGCGCAATTCTTTGTCTTGATACCAGGCGTCAAATGCATTGACGAAAAACCATGCGAAAGCGGCCGCAATGGCCGCCATGATCAGATTTACGATCAGATTTTTCATGACTGTTTTTTCATTCCTTTCAGCATGGTGATCAATTCTTGGGCTTCGGTGAATGACACTTCGTCCAAGGACATTCCGAGGGCGTAGCCGCGTTCCTGGGCCATTGTGTTGATCAGGGTTTTTTGGCCTTGTGTGGCCTTCCCTGTTCCTGGGGCATCCTTAGCCGACCCGACCGCTGTTCGCGGCTCTCCGGGCTTTGTAGGGGTTGTGACGGGCTGTTTGTGGCCGCCCATGCGGACAACCTTGCCCATTTCTTCCCGTGATGCCCTTTTGGCCGGGTCTGATCCAGCAAACCCGGCGTTGGCCAAAGCGCGGCCGACCGCCGACGTTTCGCAGTTTTCAACGTGGCTGGTTGCGTTTACGCCGCGCTCGGTTGCGTGTTCCTCGGCCCAGCCTGTGGCGATCAGGGTTTCGTCGACCCAAAGTTCGGCACGGAAAACGCACCAGCCGTCCCCCCGGTGCACCAGGTCGGTTATTACTCGGGTTTGTCCGTCGGTCGCCTCGAGCCATTTAGCCAGGCGGGTTGCTACGGGTTCGTAGTCATTTAGGTTGAAAGTCATTGTCGGGGCTTCTTTCTGTTATTGGGTTGTGACTGATGATCTGGTTCCCCACGGGCGCCAACCGTAGATTTTCCAGAGTTCTAAACCAACTTTCAGGTTTCGCCGTGGGTCGGTTAGATCGGTTCGGTTGCGGATATACCCGTTTCGGGTTGCCCAACCGACGTTTGATCCGTTGATTTGAAGTAGGCCGTAAGACCCGCCCCAGGGATCGGCGGCATTATGCGCCGAGGGTGTGCACCGGGATTCGCGCCACATAATCCGGGCCAGGTTGGCGCGTTCGGATTTGGGCCAACCGACCTGCCGTGCAAGGTTGACGTACCGGGCGCAGTCATGGCCGACGGCGGCCTGAACGGGGTTTGGGTTGTATGCGGCGATAATTAGCACGGCTGCCGCAAAACGCCTAACGGCGTCCCCAATGGTCATGGGACATGATTTCTCCTTTAGTCGGGATCGGGAGTTGTCCCAATCACCTTAGCGGGGGAGTGTGCGCTATTGGGGGATTACCCGCAGTATTGCCAATGCCAGGCTTCGAACTCGGGGGACGACGGGTCGTCGGACTGCAAATAGAACCCGAACGCGGGTGCGTTTGCGCACAACCAATCGAGCACTTTTGCCGTTGTCACGTCCAGGTCGATCGCAAGGCCTAGCCCGTGGTTGCTTTTGCCCGGTGTTGAGCACGGCGACATGCCAGGCTTGAGATACCAGGTCGCGCCGTCATAAGTGCGCGTTACTTGCGGGTTGCGGCCCTGATCGGTTTTGGAATAACGCTGCATAAAAAGGCCGTATTGCGCGTCAAACGATCGATAGTCGCCGACGTTACGCAGTTTGATCCCCGACTGGATCGCTAGGTCAAACATGCGGTTGAAGGCTTCGGCCGCGTCAACGTACATTTGGCCGCCGCATTTGACCGGGGCCAGGATTTTGCCGGACAGTTTGCCGTTCGGGACGGCCGCCAACGGCGCTGGGATCACTAGTTTTTTGTACGGGTATTTCGACGCCTTTTTGGGCTTTGCGGCTGGTGCGGCGGTTTCAGTTTTCGGGGCCGCTTTTTTGGCGGCTTTCTTTGTGGCCATTGGTCAGTCTCCGATCAATACGGTAACGGTTTCGGTTTGTCCGGCCGCCGCGATTGCCCACAATTCGTCGTTTTTGGCAAGTGTAATTGTGACAATTCCTGCGTTTTTGTCGACGTACAGCCCGGTTGTCGACGTGACGTTGCTTTTGCCCAGGTAAACGGTCTGGTTGCCGACAACGTGCACATAGGCTTTTTTCATTCCGACTGTTGATTCGGCGATTTTGACGGCGGTTCCGTCGACGCTGTATTGGGCGCTCGAGATCATGCGTCGGGAATCCCGTCGCCGTCAGAATCTTTCTTGCCGCTGGTTGAAATCATGACGCCTGAAAGTGTGCCGGACAAGAAAAGCACAATGGGGCTGATCAGGTTCAGCAATTCTTTGTCTGTTTCTGGCATGGTTGGGCCTTGCGGGATAAACAACAGATTGATGAAGACCGCGACCATTGTCAGCACAAGGGTTCCGGCCAGGGTGATGCCGACCCAGAAACGCAGCCGGGCGTTGAGTTGTTCGGGCGTGTAGGGCGCTCGAGTCGGTCTGATTTTTTCTAGCATGTCGCGGCCTGGTTCCTTTCGGGAAGGGTCGTCATGTCGGGATTGTTTGGGGTTTGTATCAATGCCCTGTTTTTTGTTCTGATCACGGTAGTTGTTGGGCAATCAATCCAAATTTTGTTGTTGCAGCCGCTAACTAGCACGGTGATTAGCGCCGCCGTAATGGCGACGCGAGTCTTCATTCTTTCATGTCTCCAATCCAACGCGGGTTGGCTTGTTCGGCTTCGTAGGCCGCCAATTCTTCGTCGGTCATTTCTCGAACGTCGTATTGCTCGGTTTCGGGGTTGTATTGGTGGATCAATGGTTGTTTCATTTAGGCCGCCTCGTAAATAATTGTTCCAGCGTTTCGGTAATTTGCGACCGCTGTATTTGCCCCGTTGTAAAGAATGAATGCGCCTGTTGTGGTGGATAGAAGGTCAATGCCTCCAAGTGATCCGACGACCGCAACTTCGCGCATTATGCCAATCTGTCGCGCTCGACTTGCTGTTACTGGTAATGAAAATTGCATAAACCCTGTAGCCGTTCCGAGGGTGGTGACAGTTGCATCTATGTTCACAAAAATTAGTTTTTGGATTCGCGCGTACCGAGCGACGGTCGTAGTGACTGTCGTAAATGCCCCGCCGCCAGATGCGGAGTAGGTCGGTGTCCACGTTTCCCAGACCGCGCCAATGCTGTTCATTGTGGCGGCCGTAAGCACCTGCCCCGCGCTTAGCCCTGCTGTGTATTGAGTTGCCATTAGAACCCCAATCGGTTTTCGTTTAGTTTGCCCCAAACGGCGTCGTTTAGGATGAGATAGTTCAGCGCGTCGCGGTCGGAAAGGTTCAGCGTGACGCGGGTTTGTGCCGGGGTCGCCGAGATCGTGCCGCCCTCAATTACGGCCGCGTGAGTGTTGCCGCGCAAAGTGACGCTAATTTCGTTGCCGGGTAGTAAAGCGGTCGGATTGATTAGCGTCGGCCATTGCTGGTTGAGTGTCAGCATTTGGCTTGGGCTTTTGGTTGCCGATCCCAGTTGGATTGACAGATAATTCGCCCAGTCGGCCGCTTGGGCCTCGGTTTCGTTATAAGTGTCTTGAGAGTAGGCCCGTACCCCGGTACCTGCCGATTGGGAGTCAAGCCCTTGCGCGTTGACGAAAATAAGGTCAAAGAATGAATCCGCTAAGCCTTCGAAGGCTATTTGACCGTATTTGTTCCCGGTTGTGTCGGTGAATGCTGTTGTGCTGAAAAGGTTGTCTGGGTCGCCCGACCAGGGCAACGATTCGTAACCGATCCACTTCACGCCCAGGTCGACGCGGTGGGCTTGAATATACGCCCCGGCTTGATTGCTTAGGGTTTGCAGGATTTGTGATCCGCTTGTGCCTTTTGGTGCGCTAAACGCCGAAACGGTGCTGTTGCCGCCGTAATAGTCAAAATTCAGACCGTAGGACGTTGCTAAACCCCATGCGACGGCGCCGCAGGTAAGCCCGGCGGCGATAACGGCGTCAGTGTCCAAGTAGATTCGCCCGATTTGGGCTAGGGCGTCCTCGAGGGTAATTGTCCAGGTATCGGCGGTCGATACCGGGTTATAGACCCAAGCAAAATCCGCGACCGCTAAAACGAAAACGGTTCCGTATGTGGCGTTTTCTTGAAATTTGATCCAGTCGCCGACGCTGATAGTCGGCAGCGCTGACGGGGTAACGCCTTCGATTGTGCCGCCGCCTGACCCCCACTGATCGGTCACGGCTCGGCGGCCGTATCGGTACGTCCAGGATTGGCATTGGTCGGTAATGTCCGTCCAGGTTGTGCCCTGATTCGAACTGTGCGACAACTGCCATTGGTAGCCCATTAGGCCGCGACCTTGATCGGCACCGGGCCGCTTTGCAGCATGTAGCGGCGTAGGGCGTCGACCACGGATTGTGGGTCGCCGCCGTTGACGTTGATCACGACGTTTGTTGCGCCCATGCCGCCGCCGCGGGATAGCGGCACGACGGCTTCGGGGCCGCGTTCGCCGATCAGTGCCAGAGTTGGCCGCCGGACGATGCCGCCTTCGGCCAGTTCGGGAATGTTGGGGACGTCGAAACCTTTGCCGCCGAGGCCAGGAACCCACGACGGGATTTTGAACGACAGTTTGCCAATTGTGTTGTTCCAGGCTTTCGCAATCGTGTTGAACATGGTTTTATAGATTGTGAGATAGGCGCTAACGGCGGTTTTGATTGCGTCGACAGTGCCCGTGAATGCGGCTTTTAGTGCGCGGCCGATCGAATCAACTATCTCCCGGAACGGTTCAAATTTCTTGTATGCCGCGACAACCGCGACGCCGATTGCCACGATTGCGGCAGTGGCCAAAACCCACGGGGACGCGGCCATAGCCAGATTGAACGCTTTTTGGGCGACCGTGGCCGCCGTTGTAATGACTGTCCAGGCTTTCATCGCGGTATTGACGATCAGGACGGCCGCCGCGATACCGCCGAACGCAACGCCGAGGGCCACCACAAGGTCGGTATTTTCGCTAACCCATTTGGCGGCGTCCTCGAGCACGGGCAGCAATTTTTCGATAATTGGCAGTAGCGCGGCACCGATTGATTCTTGGGTTTCGCCGATCGCCACTGACATTCGTTTGAAACGGCCTTCGGCAGTGTTGGCGGCTTCGGACGCGGCCCCGCCAAACGTTTCGGCCATAACTTTGCCGATTTCGTTGAATGACGCGCCTTCCTTGACCAAACCGCGCATTGACGGATCAAGTTTGGCCAGGGCGGTTGTCTGGCCGTTATAGGCCTTCGACAGGGCTTCGGAAACGCTCGAAAGGTCTTTCCCGGTGGCGGCTGAAATGTCCAGCGCCAAATTTAGGTTTTGTTGCGCTAGTTCGGCGCTACCCATACCACGGGCAAGGGTTGCCAACGCTGTACGAAGGTCGGTGTCGGCAACGCCCGTTGCCAATGTCATTTGACCGATCAGGTCTTCGGTCGATTTCACCTGGGCGTCGGTCGCTTTGGTCGAAATCTTCAACTGTCGGGCAAGTTCCGCAGACGATTTTTCGTCTTCCATTGCGGCTTTAGCGGCTTGGAATCCGGCTACTGCCAGGCCGCCGAGCGCGGCCGCTGCGGGTATTGCGGC